TATGCAAGATAAGGATCCAAGCGAGATGGGCTTTGCAAGCTTTACTCGATATGTACAACAAGCAGAGGAAATGAACTTCGGAAAGTTACTCCGCTACAAACTATCATAATTAACTCAAATTGTTTTCATAAATCGTTGCTATTTATAATAAACAAAAAGAGGTATGGTGGGGATTTATAAAATAGAAAATCCAAAGGGAAGAATCTATATAGGACAGTCAAAAGATATAGAAGTTCGTTGGAGAGATTATAGAAGTCTGAGATGTAAGGGTCAAAGAAAATTATATTACTCACTTAATAAGTATGGAGTAGATAGGCATATTTTTACAGTACAAGAGGAGTGTGAATTATCTGTATTGAATGAAAAGGAAAGGTATTGGCAAGAATACTACAAGGTATTAGAAGGAGGTTTAAATTTGGAGATAAATAAAACTACTGGAGAAAGAAAAGTAATTTCAGAAGAAACAAGAGAAAGAATGTCAGCTGCACAGAGAGGGAAGACTCTATCAGATAGTACTAAAGAAAAAATTAGCATAAGTGGAAAAGCTAGGGAGTATAAACATACAGATCTAGCTAAAGAAGCGATCTCAGCAGCACTAAAAAAGCGAATACGAAAAGAGGAAACTACTACTAAAATAGTAGAGAAATTAAAAGGACAGAAAAGGACAGATGCTAGTAAGAAGCGGATGTCACAAGCACATACCGGAATAAAAGATACAGACGCTACCAGAGAAGCAAAATCAGCTGCAGCAAAAGTAAAAAAAAATGCAGGAAATCCACAGTCATGTAAGACAATAAGGCAATACAGTGCAGACGGTGAATTTATAAGAGAATGGAAAAGCATAACACAGGCAGCTAAAGAATACAACACATCAGTTGCAAATTTATCTGTAGCAATAAAAGCAAATAGACTAAGAGTAGGGTACTTTTGGAAAAATAACGAATAATAAAAACACATGATACAAAAGGGAGCGAATATTCTTTCAGAACATGCAAAAAAAAGACTAGATTTTAAACCGGATCTCAAGCAGATAAATTTTCTGGATAGGCGAGTTTATCAAAGATCAGAAGGGGTATTCTATCCCTCAGTTACATCAATTTTACAATACATGCCAAAGAATAAGTTCTTTGAAAACTGGCTGAAAGATGTAGGACACAATTCAGATATTATAATGAGAAGAGCCGGAGATGAAGGTACTCAAGTCCATAATGCAATTGAAGAGCTGTTAGAAGGGAAGGAAGTAACTTGGATGGATGATTATGGTAATGCCCGTTATAACGAACTTGTATGGGGAATGATTATAAAGTTCAAAGAGTTTTGGGCAAAAGTAAAACCTGAATTAATCTTTATGGAAGAATTCACCTATTCAGACACTCACAAGTATGCAGGAACTAGTGATTTAGTAGTAAAGATAGGTGGAGAACATTGGCTTATAGATTTCAAGACATCTAACAGTCTTCACAAATCGTACGACTTACAACTTGCAGCTTATGCAAAATCTATTGAAGAAACAAAAGGTATAAAGATTGATAGAACAGCTATTCTTTGGTTAAAAGCAGGTACTCGAGGAGAGGATAAAAGCGGTAAGAAAATCCAAGGTAAAGGGTGGGAGTTAAAAGTAGTAGATAATATAGAAGAGAACTTTGAGTTATTCAAATTGATCTATAGATTGTATGAAATTGAAAATCCGATTACAGAACCTAAATTCATAAGCTACCCAACAACTATCAAACTTTAGTACTATTTATTTAATATAATCGTTGGATATTCGAAAGAATATTCGTATATTTAGGTAAATAAGAAGGATAATGGGAGGAAACGTATTCGATAGTACTGCACCAATAAAAAAAGAACATATTAAACCAACTCTATTAGAGTTTTTTAAACAGTTCAAACAAATATTTCCAAAAGCAGAACCATTCTTTAGAGAGATGAAAACTCTAGGATCTGTAGGGAAAAAAGACTATTCAGGGGATATTGACCTAGCACTTGCCGGGTCATCCTTTAATAATATAAATGATTGGGGATTGGATGAGAAACACGTTCAAGACTTATTTACAGGATTTAAAAAAAGAGCTAGAACCTCTACAGATGATCAGTTGATGAAAAGAGCAGTAATAGTTTCTGTAGCTCAAAAGATATTAGATGCTGATACAGAGATTATAGCAGATGTAAAAGGATCAGGAGCAGGAGCTTTATTCTTACTATTTCCTCAGTATGATGAAAATAACAAAGCAGTAGGTCAAAACGTTCAAATAGATGTAAATATAGGAGATGTTGATTGGTTAGAATTTGCATATTACTCAAATACATACTCAGGAAATGTAAAAGGACTCCACAGAACACAACTCATGCTAGCCATGTTCTCAAATAAAGGATATACCTTCTCACATAACTACGGAGTAAAAGACAGGGATACTCAAGAAATTGTAGCAAATAATCCACAACAAGCCATAGAACTACTAAATAAAGAATACGGATTAAATCTAGATAAAGAGACATTAGGGGATTATTTTAAATTAAAAAAAACTCTAGAAGCAGGACTATCTCCTGAGGAATTAAACAGGATTTACGACATTTACTTAAAAATTCTAGATTCTACAAGAGCAGATATTCCAGAAGATCTTCAGTCATATTGGATTGAGAATCAAGAAAGACTGGGGTTGAAGGGAAAATTCCTTCCAGATAATTCAAATTTAATTAAATACCAAAATTTATAATATGTCGGGTGTAGCAGGGGGAGGTAGAATACAAAAACAGGATGTACAAGCTACATTCAATAAGTATGTAGAAGAAGTTCTAAGTAAAATACCTGGCTTTAAGAAAGCATCTCTATCGGGATCTGTTAAAGCAGGATCTAAGGCAGATTTTGGAGACTTAGACATTATTACATGGTTTGAAGGAGATGATAAAAAAGAAGTAAAGCAGAGACTTATTGATACAATAACAAAGCTGCCAAATGATACAATTGTTCCTTTCAAATCAGAAAAATATACCGGTAGAAGATACTACAACTCAGGAGAATTAATCTCAGTACTATATCCAATAGAAGGAAAACCAGATGAATTTATACAAGTAGATAATATAATTGCTCTTACAGAGGAAGAATCTGTGTTTAAAGGGTCATTCCTGGATCTACCTGCAGAAAAGCAAGGACTGATAATAGGGCTTGCAAAAGTAACACTCCTTGAAGAGAACCCAGAAGAGGTATTTAGGAGAATGGGTATTTTAAATCTACCTCCACTTCAAAAAGGAGAAGAATATGAATTTAACTTATCATCTGTAAAGCTATCTTTAAGAAAAGTAAAACTTGAAAACTTTAAAGAAGTAGCAAGAGAGGAAATATGGTCAACAACCAATTGGGGTACTATAAAAATACTTTTTAGAGGATTTAATATTGACGGATCTTTTGAAGACTTGTTAGACGATATCTCAAAAAGACTTACTAATCCTAGATCCAAGAATAGAGTAGCAGGAATATTCAAATCAATGGTATCTGTTAAATCAGGAGAAGTAGGAACACCTAAAGGAAAAGGTAAAGAAGACGCTTTAGAGAAAGTAGCTCAAACACTTTCAGAAGCCCTAGACGATCAAAGTATAACTGTAGCATTATATGCTGGAGGTTTTAAACCACCTCATAAAGCACATTATGAAAATGCTAAACTATTATCTCAAAATGCAGATAAATTAATTATATTTATCGGATCAAAAGTAAGAGAAGGAGTAAAGATTACAGCTGAACAATCAAAGGCTATTTGGGAAGTATACGCAAAATACTTAGCAACACCAGTTGAGATTGTAATAAGCCCGGTTACTCCTATTAAGGACATTTATGACTGGGTTGATCAAAACCAATCAGAAGTAGATAAGATTATAACAGGTACAATGGCTGATGAGAAAGGAAAATTCTCATACTTTATTAAAAATAAAGACAAATATCCAAAAGTAGAATTAAGAGACCTACCAGTAATCGTTGCCAAAGAAGATGATAAATTCTCAGCAACAGAGATAAGAAAATCAAAAGACTATATGGTATCAGGAAAATGGATTCCATCAATTATTTCAAAACAAGATAAGCAAGATATTATAGACATTGTAACACCTCAAGAAGAACCTTCAATAGAAGATAAAATGGCAGATACAATTGATGAAGTATTTGCAAGCTTCTTTCCAGAGACTATTAAAAAGAAACAAATAAAAGAAGGAGCATCAGGAACACCGATAGCTGCATCATCAGCAATATCTTCAGAAGATAGAGCAGATCTTGTTAATCTGTATCAAGATCTAAGAAAAAGCATTGATACTCATAGATTCAATATCGATTTCCAACAGGATAGGATATACATAACAAGGGTGATGGATTCTCAAATAGGATGGGATTATACACCATACCAGGAAACAATTCCGGAGAATACTAAAGAAAAATTTAACTATACTCCATATATTGCTTCAATACTAGAGTATATGATAGATCAAGGGAAAAATATATTACCTCTTCCGGAAATAAAAATAAAAGAAGATGAACAAGAGGCTTCAAATTTCTTTGGAAAAACAGCATACTATAATCCAAATGAAAAAGAAGTAGTATTATACACTCTAGGAAGACATCCTAAAGATGTTTGCAGATCTTTTACCCATGAAATGATCCATCACATTCAGAATCTAGAAGGAAGACTAGGAGGAATCGGAACGAGTAATACTAATGAAGATGATTATCTTAGAGAAATAGAAAAAGAAGCTTACCTGGAAGGGAATATGTGCTTTAGAAATTGGGAAGATGGTTTAAAAAATAAAGAGGTTATGGCAGAAGGGAGATATGATAAAATAAGTAACCAAGCATCGTCTGACTTATTTAGAGGTTGGAAAGAAGCCTTTGATGCAGGAGAAAAAAGTATAGGATTTGAGGAATCTTATTCAAATGGAGATGTAGAGTTTGACGTAGAAGGAACTCTAGTACTTGCACCCGGTACAGGTAAAATGGAAGTTTTAGACAGTACAGGAGCAGGGTTTGATGAAGATGGAGATTTTATTATAGCAAATATAGCCATTGATCCAGAATTATTACCAGAGTTTTGGGAAGAAATCTCAATGACTTTAAAAGACCTTTTTAGACATGAAATTGAACACCTTACTCATAACAGAGGAGGTTTATCTTCGAACCCTGCAAAAACAATGCAAGGAGATTTAGCAAGAAGAGATAGAATGAGAGCAGGAGAATTATCTTTTGCAAATTATTTTAAGTTAAAAAAAGAAGTAGATGCAAATCTTCAAGGAATGTTATTTAGAGCTAAGAAGGAAAAAAGACCATTTGCAGATGTTGTGAATGATTATTTAGATGCTCAAGATATTACACCAAAAGAAAAGCAAGAAATATTAAAAATATGGCGTAAAAGAATGCCGGAATTAGGAATAAGACAATCACTATAAAATAAAAAGGTTATGGGAAAATTAATAGACTTATTACTGACAGAAGAAGACTTTAATCCTCCCTATCAGATATATTGTGATATGGATGGAGTATTAACAGATTTCGAAAAGAGATTTGTTGAGATGTTAAAATTAGAAGGTCCAAAGTACTATTCAAAAGAGGTTATAAACCAAGTAACAAGACCTAAACACTTCGAAAAACTCGAAGGAGAAACAGAGTTTTGGAACTTCATTGATAATCATTTAGGATTAGAGTTCTGGTCAGGAATGAATTGGATGCCAAATGGGAAACAACTATGGTCCTTTATTCAACCATACAATCCAACCATACTTACATCTCCATCAAGACAAAACACATCAAGACTTGGAAAAAGAATGTGGATAAGGGAACATCTAATACCTGCCCCTCCTGTAGAATTTAGATTTGGAGCAAGTAAGTCGGATTTTGCAAATGAAAAAGCTATCTTAATTGATGATAGACCTTCCAACCTATCAGCATTTGCTGCAAAAGGAGGAATAGCTTTAGAGGTAAAAAATGGAGAAATACAATCGGTTATTAATAAATTAAAAGAATTAGGTTTTAAATAAAATGAAAGAGTCACTATTAAAAAAAGAGTTTAGGTCTGCCGATGTAAATAGAGCAAGAAACTTAATTACAAAAAACTTTTCAGGAAAGACAGTAGACGGTACAGGATATGAAAAAGCTTATACTGCTTATAAAGAAGGAGATATTTGGGAGGAGAGTGGAAGGACTTGGACTATTAAAAATGGAATAAGACAGAATGTTACAAAACTAGATGCTGCTAAAAAGGCATTACAAATACCTTTAAAATGTCCAAAATGTGGAGGTCCTATGAAACATAATCTTGCCCAGAAAATGTATAAAATACATGGGTTTTGTTTTGATCCTTGTACAGTTGAATATGAAGCTGAATTAAGGAGAGCAGGTCTGTATGAAAGTTATGAAAAAGCTATGATACAAGGAAGCTTAAAGGCTTTTATGAAAGACGTAGAAGGATTTATCTTAGATAGTATAAACTCCTCAGATACTTTTGTAACCGAACAAGGAGACATAGAGGATTGGAATAATAATACCTCTCAGAGAAATAAACAATTAACAGAAGGTTTAAAAGACTTCTTACAACACGCTAAAAAACATTTAGAAGATTGATGATATTTATTGTAAAAGATAAATTCTCATGGCAAAAGTTAAAGCATCTTCTACGGTTACAAAAGTAGATAAACCAAAAGTATCAAGACCGGGTGTTCACGCTAAATCTAAAACATCTTCTTTAAAAAGTTCTAAGAACTACAAAAAACTGTACTGTGGACAAGGTAAATAAGTCCTATATAGAAAAGATAATAAAAGAAATACTGTCTGAAGAAAAAGCAGATAGATGTCTCCGTATTGCTAGACAGAAGTATGATAAGCCATCAGCATATAGATCAGGAGCTATTGTGAGATGTAGAAAAGGAGATATCTGGAAAGATCTAAAAGAAGAAACTTTAAATACCGATATAGCTAAGCAAAAAATTGACCAGTTACCCCAAGGTAGGTTATTCGATGATGCTAAAAATATAGAAAGTATTTTTAAAAAAAGTCAACATAATTGGAGTAACGTAATAGAGTTGTTTGAAAAAAACAAGGATAAAAGCACACTACAGTATGTGAATATTAAGGACATTTATATTACTCAACCTAATATTCAAGCTAATAAAGTAAAAAACATGCTTGATAAATTAGGTAAAGCAGGTAACATAAATGTTGTTGAATTTAAAAATGGTGAAAAGGTAATATATGATGGACACCATAGGCTTGTTGCAAATTGGGCT